TGAAGCCGCGCGCGAAAAATTAGCGGTTGGATCTGCGATAAATGCGAAAAATCCTTTTTTCGCATCATGAAACATCTTTTCAGATTTAGCGTTAGCCGTTGATGGTTATCGTTCCGGCTTTTGTCTTGTGCTGTCCTTGTGCTGCATATGTCTCTGCTTGAGGATAAGCGCCAACCTTCTTCGCTGTTGCCCCTTGCCACAAAACATAGTGTGAGACCGTCGAGCCGGGAGGAACGTCCTGCAGTACATCTGCCGACTGCTGGCGTACACCGTCGTCAGCCGCTCCGAAGGCTATAGCCTTACGTGAATAGATTGCTCCAGCGGTTGGCAATTCATTGGCCAATCCATCTGCACCAGGTGCGCCTGAGTGCAGTGAAATGGTGTCTACAGTGATGGCATTCGCTGCCTGATTTTTAGCTGCTGCGGTTAACATGGCTAATTCCTTACTTTTCTTGGTTTGAACTGAAGTGGTCCGTCTAGGACGATAAGGTCGCGGCCATCGGTGTCGATAACCGCGCATTCGTGGGTATAAAATGTGTTCAACTGGTCAGCCATTGCTGCAGTGATTGTGATGGCGATGACACCGCCACTCCAGCTGATGCCATTGCCAAGTGACAAAGTCAGCAGTACTGCGCCGTCCCTGTCGAACAACTGATACTTCGCAGCCTGAATGCCGCTAATGGGCACGCCATCGACGTCATGCGCTACATTGATAACGCCGCCAGTGCCCTGACGGAGGGTTAATAACTCAGACACGTGCACCTCCGCTGGATGTCTTTAAGTGGTAGCTGTAGCGGCCAGAGGTCCGCATGCTGTGGGTGTAACGGCTGCTGCTGCGTACAAACAGCAAGGCAACTGGAGCCGGCAATGCAGCAGGGTTGCTGCCAGAAAGGGATATGGTTGCTGACGCTAAAACGGCGACTGAGCCGAGGCCTACTTTGTAGCCATCGGCAGATAATGAGACAGCGCCTGCAAGTTGTGTTGTCGCATGACCGGTCTTGCTGGCCTGCGCTACGATTGCAGCATTCGCACTGGCAGTGACACCAGAAGCGCCTTGTTTAACAACTGAGCTGTAAACAGCAGCGGCTGCAGCAAAATGCACCTGGCTTTGGCCAACCTTCTCGCCCTGGACTGAAGCAAGCGCCGTTGCAGTGACAGAGAACGTCCCTTCGCCGACAACGATATTGCCTGCATAAAGACTGATATCTGCGACAGCCTCTACATAAAGTGGAGCAACGCCGACTTTGTTTGCTGCTATGCCCAGCACCGCATTAATTGGTACCGTGATACTGGCTGAGGTGTTTTTACTCGCCGACAAAAGGATGCCGGCAGTTGTGGGCAGACTCAGTACTGCAGAGCCAATTTTACTTCCCTGAGTGGCCGCCACTGCAGCAGCAACAGCCGACACAGATGCATTACCAACTTTGGAACTGGCCAAAGCTGCTGATGCTGTCGCGCTGACACTGATTGTGCCTTCACCGATGTAAAGGTTGCTGTAAAACACCCACCAGCTGTTGGTTGTACCAGCAAAGCTGATCAGGGTAAGATTTCTATCAGATGCGTCATTGACCCAAGCAGTGCCTGAACCACTCGAACCGCTATCATCCCATTGTGATTGATAAGTACAGTTAGTCCCATAAGTGCGGACGCCGTATAGCTCAAATGCCGCAGTGCCGGGAGCTGAAGATCCAACCTTTCCTATCTGATTCCACGTTATGTTTGTGATTAGTGAGTTTGCGGCGGGAGCAACATAAGGCCCGGCAATACGAACACCGTTTTTTGTTAAGTACAACGATTGTGTAGACTCTTCCCACTCAGCACCGTATCTATGGCGTTCATTGAGTGGAGCTGTTCCGGCAGCACTTTCCAGATAAACAGTGCTGCTGTATCGCCATTGCAGCGTTTGTGTTGAGACATTTATACGCAGCGCAGTGACGTTAGTCGTAGTCGTGCCAAGTAAATTTACAAAACCGCTAGCGTTACCAGCCAATGGTTTAATGTCAATTTCGAACCCACTAACGTCCGTGTTCGCAAAAGCGTTGATTGAGAACGAAGGTATCGAAATAAAGGCGTCGGTACCTTGGCCCTGAGTGGTCACTGCATGAGGCATATCAGACCGCCGTCACGTTGCCGTCAATACAATATTCACCACCACGCCAACGCATCCGTCGTGGCAGCCCGTTATTTGGTACCGCAAAAGTATACGGCCGCAATTGATGGACACCGTGCAGTGCTGTGACGTGATACCACTCAGACCACTCGCCGTCGTTTTCCTGCATCTGTACCACTATATAAGTGGGTTCTGGCGTGGCCGTGGTCAACTTCAGGCGTAACTGGCGGGACTCACCTGGCTCTACTTCGACCCAGTCACCGACATCGACCAGTTCAGGTTCAAAATATGCCACTACATCACGCAACGTCACGCTTGGCCAAAGCGGTTTCTGGTAAGTAGCCAGTTGCACCAGGTAGGCCTTTTCAGCTGATGCCAAGACGCCAGCGCTGACCGCATCGGTCAGTAGCTGCGCGACTTGTGGGTCGGCCAGATTGATGCTGTAAGAGTCTTCTCGCGCCAGATAAGCTGGTTGAATGGCTTCGGTCACTGCTGCCGCTGCAGCTGCTTGTTCAGGTGTTGCATTGGCCAGTCGGTTGCGTAAACCGGTCCCACCAATAAACGACTGCAGGAGTTTCAGCTGGCTGCCTTGGATTTTGCCAATGGCAGTTGCTGATTGCTGGCGCAACGTTTCAAGGATCACAGGATATGACTGGCCACGCATGGCCTCCATTGCTGAATTTAAGCTCATGCTGCTACTCCTGCGATGTCATTTGCCGGCTGTGTCACAATCCACAAATGCTCCGGCGCTAAACGGTTCAGGCGTTCCTGGCGCAAAGTGCCAAGGATGATTGCTGTATGGTGGCTACACCACAGCGCATACGGGTTATCCAGTTTGCGAGTGCCAAACCCAATGCCAACGGCGCCCCAGAAATCGTACTCAAGACCAAGCAAGCTATTGGCCCGAGTTTGCCAGCCAGGCGTGGCGTATGCAGTTGCGATTTCCCAGTTGCCAGCGCCATAGCGGTCTTTGAATTCCTGCAGCGGCGTTTTCACCACACCATCCGGATAGATAGCCTCGTGCACCACATCGCCAATGATGATGGCGACGTGGGACCAGCGCGACTGGTAACGTACGCGGATCGCATAACTGCCAACCGAGTGACCCCGCGCAAAAATTACTTGTACTTTTTGTAAGTCATCCATCATTTAAACCCTGTTTAAACGTCGATTTGATAGCCGGCAGCGACAAAGGTCTGCTGGATGGCCGGTGGTAACTCATGCCATTGCACTGGAGCTGACAAAATCTCCGCAGGGCGATTTGCAGTCAAAATGTTGGCAGCAACTAATGCCGGCAACGCGACTGCAGAATAAGTCGGGTCGTCCAAATCAACGTGTGTGGCCACGACCGCGGCCAGACGTTTATCAAGCACTCGCAGCTGTGCACTCGATGCCAGGGCATTTTCAAATGCCAGTGATTCAGCGGGTGTGAAGCGGCTGCGAAGGGCGTTTACTGTAATTTTGCGGCCGAGGTTTGCTTCTGAAACCTTCGGCGGGTCAATACGGATAAATTCACTCACTATTTAATCCTCACAAAATGGGCGGCGTATGAAGCCGCTGAAGATGTCCCGTCCAGTGGTGCTGCCGCTGGCAGACCAACCATCCATTTAAAATCAAAGGCGCTGACGCCATTGCCGTTTCCGACTTGATAGAAGAAATTGCCAAGGCGAATCAACACCATTCCACCGCCAGAGCGGATAAATCCTTGGCTGGCAAATGAGTTCGTTGTGTTGTAAGGCAGAACCTTTTGGCGGGTCATGTTAAAAGCTGTAATGGCCCAGCTACTGACACGGATAATCAGTCCCTGATAATTCACTGCGTGCTGTGGGACGTAAGTGGTATCCATGCCATTGGCACCAATCTCTTGTTGGGCGACTAAAAAAACACCTGCACTTGAGCGACTAATCACAGCACCAATCCGGTTACTGGTGCTTGATTGAACCCAGACTTCAAAATCGGTGGAGTTTCTTGCCGCCGCAGCTTGCAGGGTCATGTCCGACGACTGGTTGAATAGAGTCAGAGTGAAGTTACAACCAAGTCCTGCGAAGGTCTCACTGACGGCAATAAAAGGCGCATTACGGCTCATCGAGGTCGAGTAATAATTCCCCCACAGCATCGTTTGGCCGTTGCTGGTTTCCACAGCGCCACGCAAATCCCGTTGCGCCAGTGTTTCCCCATCCGCATTCGGTGCTGCGATATCTGCCTGTGCTGTCCAACCGGCCAGTGTGTCTGAGGTCCAGTGTTTGTTCAGAATGAACAGATGAAACTTAGTGCTGCCGGCAAAGACCAGGGCGTTCGCATCTGCTGACCAAGTCGGTGGACTAGATGGCAGTGTAACCACCGTCCAGTTGGTGCCGTCTGTCGACTTCACCATTTTGGTACTACCACGGCCAATCATGACAAACACACCAAGGCGCGCATCCCAAGTGATGGAGACCCAGACCGAGCCAGACAGCGCACCACTGGCGCCGCTGATTGTGGTGCCAACAGTGGTAAAGTCGCCAGACCAGCGTGTCAGTGATGTCCCTGCAGTATTGATGGCCACAACCACGGAACCATTGCTGGCAACACGCTTTGGCGTAATGCCAGCAAGTGCAGGCTGACTCACCGGAGTTGGTGCCGCTGAGGCATCATTATTGATGACCGGTAATTTACTGGCGTCCGGGTAAGATGCTGTGTCATAAGTGATGACACCGGCCCGCAGCCAAATCCCGCCATAAATATCTGTAAAACTATCTTTGTCTGAGAAAAATGGCCGGATCTCATTGATGTAGGACAGTGGCGTCTGCACCGGCAGCGCAATGGCTTCCTGAAACAGTTCATCGAGTGTTGTAGCGCCATTATTATTTGCGATGCGCAGCGATAACTCATTGTTCAGGACCGTTTCATCCAGAAAAAGACCACGGGCAGCGCGGCGCAGCCGAATGAGGTCAATGATGGTCGTTGCCGATGTCACGGCATTTAGCCGTGCCTGCAGTTCAGTTCTTAAGTTGGTGGTCACCGTCATGTTAAATCCCTGCCAATGCTAATAATTCAACGTCTGCGATGCGTTGTGTCAGTCCCGGAATATCCGCAATCCCGATGGACACGTTTTGCGTGCCGTTGAACTGCTTGCCGTTAATGGTCCGGGTTGTTTGAAGCTGCACGGCATAAGTCGCGGTATTCCCGGCGGTGCCGATGGCGGCATAGGCCGCCTGTAGGTTCTGTTCAGCCTGTTGAACTAATGCAGCTGTTTGTTGGCGTAACTGGTCGGTTGCCTGCCTGATTTGTTCTGCGGTCGCTGCAGCAGCCAGTTGCTGGTTAAATGCTTCAAACGCGGTATCCACACCAGCGGCTAATGCCTGCAGCTTTTGTAGATAATCGCCGCCTTTATTCGAAGCGCTAAAAACCACATTGGGTTTTACTAACGGCTCGCTCATCTATGCCTCCCGGACCACAAATTTGGCCGTGTAATTGTTGTAAAAGGTGTTGGTCAGAGGTGGCAGCGCCGTGAACTTCGCAGCCATCGCATGTTCGATTTCTTTGATACCGCCGGCTTCGGGGTACAGGCTGATAAACCAATCCCGCGATAAACCGGCGTGCTGGATAGCGGCGCTTAAATGCGGCCGCTCAGCCTCGGGGACGTACTCCATACTGAAAGCCAGTTGCCGCGTTTTTGGCTTCGCGGCTGCAAATACTGAACCTGCAGCGGATTGCTTTTGTGATGCAGTGGTTTGCCAGGCAAATTCAGTACCCCAGCTGAAATTCACCGATGGTTGAAACGCCTGGCCAAGATAGACACGGTCAAACTCGTGGATCCCGTCCCGGCTGTTGTCGTCCTGCAGCGTGATGCGGCCTGATAAAGCGAACGTCTCGCTAAACCACAGTTGGCTGAATTTAAAAGGCCAGGTATCAAAGGCGCTCGATACCAGCGGGTCAACTAACCAATCAAGTTCACCCAACGTTTTGGTCGGGATGGCGTCAATAAACCCGGAATCAAACAGTAAGCTGCCGCTGCAGTTTGGGCCTTCGAATAGCTCAATACGCCAGGTGGCGCCGTTGCTGAGCCAGTGGCGATAAAGCACCAGGCCATTGACCAGCGTCAATGCATCGAGGTTAAACATCACTGCCGAAACGCCGTTGTCAGGGGTAATTGCGCAGGTTTTGCTGCGGCCATAGGTCTGGCTGTAAGTCAGTGGCAATTCTGGAACGGCAACACCGGTTACCACTGACAGCTCGGCATCGTCCCAGCGATTCACAATCATCATGCGAATATTGCTCACCGGATCACCTCCAGCGTGCACGTGTCCTGCAGTAGTTCGTCACGTAACCGGGTGATCACGGCCTGTCCTGGCACAGCAAAATATTGGGGATACTCAATGGTCACGGTTTGGCCTAAATCGAGATTAAACGGGGCTGCAAAGGCAGAGCATTCAAAAATTGTGCGCGGTACCGCCGACCATGCAGCGCGTCTGTTTGCTTCAGTTGTCGCATCTGCCAGGGTCACAATCAGCGTGCTGACAGATACGTCGACCGCATCCGGATCATCAATGCCGGCATTGGTCGCGGTGAATGAGGATTCTGATTGTTCGTAGGTCGCTGCAACGGCTGGAGTGGTCTCCCGCACAGAGCCGGCAAGGCCATCTGCCTGTGGTGTCCAGTTGCGCCGGTACCCAATTTTCACAGTTTTCGCTGGGGCAATACGCCGGCGCGGCCAGAGACTGTTGTCTTCAATGTCATCACTGGTCACGCTCGCGACTGGTGCACCGGGGCCATTAAAAAACAGCCACTGCAGCTGACCGAGCCGGCTGTAATACCAGGCAGCGCCGACACTGGCGCTGATGTCATCCAGTGCTGTCGCCAGGGCTTTATCGCCAGTGATGTAAAGCCCAAGTTGGTAGGCCGGAAGCGTTGCCAATCCTGCCGGCACGGCAAGGCCAAACCGGCCAACCAGATAAGTGATCATCTGCGCGGCGTTCTGCAGCCAGGTACCAGCTGGTTTTGCGCCGTCGACATCTGCGGTCACACGACCTTTGGCGTTATTGGTCAGGGTAAAAGTGCCTGCAGCCAGATTGGCGGTGTACGGAATGGCCACGCCGTTTTCCCGCACTGCGGTAATGGCTTGGATAGCGCCGTCATGCACCTGGTAGGTTTTAGTGGCGTCGTTCAGCAGCACTGGGCTGACGTTAAAGCAGCGCCCTAAACAAATCGGCACTGGCTGGCCAGCATTGGGGCCAGAGGCAATTAATGTGGTTTGCAGCTGCCGGCGCAGCAGCTCTGAAGTGTCGCGAAGTGTCAGTTGGACGGTATCGTAACTGGTCGCCCTCAAAGCCTCTGCAGTGGCGGTGATGACCACGCCAAACTGTGCAAGTGGCCAGCTGGCATCACCGCAGCGGATTGTCACTGGCAGGCCGCCAACACTGGCCGTCTCTAAAAGAGCCTGCAACTCTTCGTCCAGGAACAAATCAATACTGGTGCGCGCAGTGGTACTGTAGCCGGTAAAAAGCTCCGTCAATTCCCGGCCCCAGCTACCAACCGACAAAACGGTGTCGTGATACGGGGTAAATGCCGGCGTATCAGTTGGGCTTGAACGGTACGGATGCGTCGAACGCCGGATAGTGTTCACCTGGCCAGCCTGGCGCACCTGAAACTCAACCAGATAGCAGCGGTCCATACCAGGCGTTTTAATCCAGTCAGCAAACATCATGCTTGCCTCCGGATTTCATACATCATCGCTTGTGTGCGTTGCAGATCATCCTGCAGGGCCGACATTTGGCGCGCTTGTAGTTCACTCGCATGACGTTGCTCTGCCAACTGCTGTTGCAGCAAATCAGCCATATTCGATTCGGCTCCCGCTGATGCTTGCTGAGTCGCAGGCGCAGCCACTTGAACTGTCACATTCACAACTGGTGGTGGCATGTTGCCTATCGCGACGATAATGTCATTCATGCCGTCACGTAATGACGTCGCTGCATCGAGCTGCTGTTTTGCAAGGGCTAATGCTGCGTCGCGCTGGGCTGCGGCCTGGGACTCAAGTTGTTCCAACATTGCCTGCAGGGCATTTAGCTCAGTGATCGCACCTTCTTGCAGCGCTAACTGGCGTGCCTGGTAGGCAGCGATTTCCGCTTTGGCCAGAGCTTCTGCTGCAGCTTTTTCTTCAGCGGCCTTTTTCTCCAGGCCATCGAGTAGCAGCTGTAGCTCTTCCAGTTCTTTGATGCTTTGTTGCTGTAACAAGCTGTCAGCTTGCTGATACTCAAGTACGGCGCGTGGTACTGAAGCTTCAGCAGAGTTCGCTAAACCACCAAAGCTTCGATAGGCCTGTTGCACCTGAGCAAAAATCGCCGCGTATTCCGAACTGCCACTCGCGTAATAATCCCGCGCCAACTCCAGATAGCTGTTTCCGACACCGGATAATTGTTGCATTGCATCCGCATCACCACTGCGAGCCTTGTTTAACAGCTGATTAAACTGCTTTTGCGCCTCAGTAAATTGGTCGCCCATCAGTGCCGGGTTGAGGTCGCTGAGCAGCAAACTATCCGCTGCAGCTAACAGTTGTTTCGCTGCATCACGCAGCGCGTTGTGGGCTGCGACATCCGCCTCATAGCGGGCCTGTGCAGCTGTTGCGAGCTGGGCATTGGCTGCCAGTTCTGCGTTGTAGCGGTCGACAATGGCTTGCTGCAGGGCTGATACGGTGTTGATTTGGTCCAGAACAGAGCCTGCACCTAATTTGCTTCGAAGGCCTGTGATATTGCCTTTCTGATAACCGACTTCATTCCAGCCGCTACCCTGGCGGCGGATATCTAAAATCGCGGCCGAAATCGAGCTGCGCACGCTGGCTAGGGATGATGTCAGCTCGCCCCAGCTGGCGTTCAGGCTATCGAGTGCCGCTTGCGCTTGTTGCATCAGCAGGTTATTGGCGCTGATGTCGGCCTGATACCGGCTGACAATGGCGCCCTGCAGGGACTGGATGGCTTTGATTTGGGCGGTGATGTCGCCGGTACCGAGCTGACCGCGCAGCTGTTTGACCTGACCAGCTTGATAGGCAGACTCGTCCCAGCCGGTCATTTGACGGCGAATATCCAGAATCGAATTGCCAATGCCGGCGCTGGCCGATTGGATACTATCGACCAACTGTTTAAAAGTGTTGTTGATCTCAGTCGTTGCTTTTTCAAGCTCAGCCGCAATCAGCGCTGCACGTTTACGGTCGTAGAGCTTTTCCAGCAGGCTGGTATCCGCGCCGAGTTCGGCCGCTTCTTTAATTTGCGCGTCATACCAGGCTTTTAAATCAAACAAGCTCTTTTGCAGGTCGGTCATATCGAGTTTGGCCAACTCGTCGCCGATGGATTTGTTGAAGCTGGCCAGCTCCCGTGCTTTGCGCTCTTGCTGGTCATAGTACTGGTCCATTGCCGGTACCAGCGCCATCAATGCAGCAAACATGCGCTGTCCAGCGTCGGTCGTTAAATCGAGGCTATCGACCAGCGCTTTAAAACCATCTCGGCTTTGTGGCATTGCCACACCAAGGCTTGCGAACTGCGCAGTTGCGGATTTAGTAATAGCGGCCAGCTGCTCTTGTTCAGAGTAAAACTCAGCAAAATAGTCCGCCGTAGCTGATTGGAATTGCTCGATGCCGCCCATCAGTTCAATGATGCTTTGGGCCACTTCCAGCTCAATGGCTTTGGTCACGCCGGCAAAGCGGCTTAACTGCAGCCCCAGATTGTCCAGGGCAGAATTAAACACAGCTTGTTCCTGGGCAACCCGGATAAGGGTGTCATACAGGCCTTCGCCGATTTGCTGGAACTCGGCTATGCCAGGCACCAGGTACTGGACCATTAAATCGCCTTGCTGCGAGAACATCGCCTGCAGCTCTTTCTCGATTTCATCGCCTTTGAGGTCTTTAAACGACAGCGCCGGCAGGTTGATGACAAAGGATTCCAGCGTTTTGTTAGTTTCTAAACCCAACAGGTTGACCGCTTCAGTCACGGATTTACCCATATGACTGAAAATGCGACTGAACTCTGCCCGCAGCGCGTTATCAATGGCGCGATATTCGGTGCTTTCCGAAGTAGATTTACTGAGGCCAAATAGTTTCTTTTTGGTGGTTTTAATGACGTCGTAGACGGTCGCATTCATTAAACCGCTGCTGATGATGTCGCCCAGTTCCTGTGCCGCAAAGCTCAGGCCGCTGTCGACCAGCTCCGTCTTTTTGCTGCCAAAGAGGCCACCGAGCAGTTTGTTGGTGAGACCACCAACCAAGCCTCCCAGCAGTTTATCTGCCACCAAACCAATCACACCGCCGCCAACGACAGAGGCCAAGCCGCTGCCAAGCTGCAGGTTATATTCTTTGCCGAGTTCGCCTGGGTAACTGGATTCGTTGAACTTGCCATAACTGGCCACAAGGTTGACGGCCAGATTTTTGATGCCGGCAGAGAGTTCGCGGATACTGCCGTTAATCGAGCGCAGCTCTGCGTATTGGTCCAGCTCCAAATCCTCGATACGGCCAAGCGCATTAGCAATTGATTCAGATTTGGCGCTGTCATCACCAAGGACTGTGCCGGTGCCCTGGGATTTCTGCCGGTCTTCTGCGCTGACACCGCCGCCACCGGCAGAGCCGCTGAACACACCAAGGCCAGCCATTAATGCGGCCATGGCCGCAATCCGGGCAAAGGCAGAATATGGGTCGCCGCCGCCCTGGTTCGTAATTGCGGTCAGCGCATTGGCTGCCGCTTTTTTCAGTGCCAACGCTGTTTCAATCGCTGCAAAAGTAACTTCCAGCTTATGCAGTACCTGGCGGCCTTTGGACTGCTCACTAAACATCTTGCTGGCCGCGCCGGTCAGTGAGGCAAAATGCCCCATCTGGCTTTGGTAGTAGTCGTTTTTAAGCTTGGCTTCTTTCTCGTCAACGGCTGCTTTGCCCTTGGCATATACAGCACTGTTTTTATCAAGAATGTTTAACTTGGCCTTTTCGCCCGCCAGTTCTTTTACTTTTTCGTTGTACTGCAGCTGGCTTTCGGTCATCGCATCCAGCTGCTGCGCCACTGAGCCGAACGCCTGCACCAGTACATCGCCAATGTTGGTGGCGATGCCGTTCATGGCAGTCATGTCATCCAGCATCTTGTCAAAAGCGCCACTGCTGATTTGCTCTGTCAGCTCAATTTGGTCTTTGAGTTTTTGCTGAACACGGATTTGATTTTCAATCTCGGCAATAACGGCCGGATCACCCCCTTTGAGCTGATACAGCGCTTTTTGTACTTCATATTCCTTTTCACCTTTTGCCAGGCGAATTTGCAAAAGCTCAGTCTCTTTTTTCAGGCTGTCGAGGGTTTCTTTGTCTGTGACCAGTGCTTGTTTCTTTTCAATCAGCTGCAGTTCACGCTGCAGGGCCGCGAGGGCCGCAGGATTGGCACCGGTAAACTGCTGCAGTTTCTTTTGCAGGTCGGCTGATTGCTGGCCGCGACGAAGCCGTAAATCCAGCAGTTTTAATTCTTCGCGCAGCTGCTGCAGGTACGTATCAGCATTGAGGTTTGCCGTGGCGGTTTTTGCCTCTTCAGCAAATTTTTTGATGGCAGCAGCCGCATTGGCCGGCAGTGTTGTAGCTTCAATAAACTGGGCTTTGAATAAATCGAGGTCTACGCCGGTTAAGGCACGGCCTTGAGCGTCGATAGCCTGAGCTGACAACATTTGGGTGTTGTATAGCTTAAGCATTTCGTCTGCTAATTTATTGGTGCTTGCCGAGTTATCAACAAGTTTGGAGCTATACGCATCGAGACCTGGTAAACCGGCGTTAAAATTCTTATTCAGCCCCTCGATAACAGCGTTGAGTTCAGCTGCGCGACTTTTCAATTCTTCTTGCTGTTTTTTTAGTGCTTCCAGCTGCTGTGTGTCAGCGATTGGCATTGAAGCACCAACTGTACCCGCACCAAAGACTGGCCTATTTCTGGTAGCTTTTAGTTTTGCTTCAACTTCTGCTACTTGTGCGGCAACCTGCTGCAGTTCTGCAACAGTATCTTGATATAAGCCAGCCTTACGTTTGGCGCTCATACGCTCGAATGATGCTGTCAATTCATCACTCTTCACTTTGGCTTTTTCTGCGGCCTCTTCATAAGCAAACCATGCACCAGTTAAAACCCCGGCAATGCCGATGACTAAACCGATTGGGCCTAATAATGCACGTTGTGCAATGGCCAGTGCGTTAGATGCCACTGTTGCAGTGCCTGCCGTGGTTGTTACCAGGCCAAGTGCTGAAACCTGTGTAACGGCTGCTGTGTTGACCAACAGCATTTCAATCAGCACTAAAGCTTGTTTCTTTGCAAACCCAGCAAAGGCTGCGACACCAACAACGCCGATCGCATAAGCCAGCAGCTCAGCTGTTTTTATCGAAGCCTGAAGATTTGGACTTAGTTCCTCAATACTTCCAGTTCTAAAACTATCAAGGATCTGCGACACGCTTACTAAGGATTCAGCCCATGCCTTGGACAACTCAAGAGTTTTATCTAGATGCGCCACAGTTGCAGCAAAACTGTTTTCGACCATGACATTAGCCCGAGCCAGATTGACAGGCAGCTCGCCGAACTGAGCCCGGATCTCAGGCAGTTGTACTAAAATCGACTTCAGTACATCTTCCGATAGCAGCTTACCTTCCAGTACCAGGGCGCGCATTTCGCCAAACCCCAGTTCTTTTGTTGATTTGCCAATATCGTCCATGCCCCGGCCAATTCGTGATGCCAGCTCTGGGATATTCTCCAGAATAGAATTCCACTCTTCAGCCCGAAGTATGCCGCCTGATAAGCCCTGGCTAAGCTGCATTAAGCCGTTATCCATCGCTTGCATGGACGACCCACCAATAACACCCAGCATTTGGACAGCATCGGTCAGGCCCAGCATTTCGGCATTGGTTGCTTTGAGGTCTTTACGGCTGGTTGCCATGCGCTGGAACAAATCAACAGATGCGCTGAGTGCTACCCCGTTTTTCTGTGAGATGTCGAACATTTCAGCCGACACCTGGTTGTAGTCATGGGTTTCGCGGGTTGCCGTTTTAATACGTTGCTGTAGGCCATCGAATTCTGACGCAACAGTGGCAAAGCCTTTCACTGCATTGAATGTTTCAAAAGCAGCATAAAGAGCAGCAGTCACTCCAACCATTGAGCGCAAGCTACCGGCAAGGCTTACCGCAGTACTTTCGTTCTCCTGCAAAGCGGTGCTGAGCTGTTTGCTGCTATTAGCAGCTTTGCTCAGCCCCTTGGCAGATTCGTTGCCAGCGGTATCGAGCTGCTTTAACGACTTGGTAGCCGTTGTTGTGCTTTGAGTAATGCCATTGATGTCTTTGACAACGACCTGACCACCGGCAACGGCAAAGCGGATGGCAATGTTCATATCGTTGTTATTCATAAATGGCATTAACTCCTGTTTTGCTCTGCCTGGTAATTCAGTACTGTCTTTTCGATAACCTGCAGGCCGTTCCAGACCCGGTCTTTTAGTTCGACCGCTAAGCCCTGATAACCGGGCATCTGATTCGCTCTTACTTCAATTGCCGGGTAGTTCAGGCCAACTCTGGCACCTGCCATGCCGGCATACACCCACTGGGTTTGCACCCGGAAAAACAACTCCACGATGTATTGATTGCAGGGTTGAATGTCCGGTGCCTGGGCTTTTTGTGCTGCATACATCTGCACAACTTCGGGAGGTGCACCGGCCGCTTCCAGCGATTCAGCCAGGCGCTTAGGGCTGGCGCTGCCTCCCGAAACCCACCAATGGGCTATTTCTTCAAATTTTTGTCAGCAACTCCACCAGCGCGGGCTTCGTTGTAGGCTTTGCGCACAGCCTCTGCGACTTCTTTGCTGTTCAGCAAAATTGCGATGTTTTCCGGGGTCGATGGCACATCTGCATCACCATTCTTGAACGGGAACGGATGTTTCGGGTGCTTCTCAAAGCCGATGAAAACAGCGCGGGTTTGTTCTTTCAGCAATTTACTGACCCGTGCTAAATCGGTTTCATCAACGGTATTGAGCTGATTGACCAGGGCTTCGCTTTCGGCTTCTGAGACAGACTGGAAAGTGGCAATAAAGTGGGCTTTAGCCGGAATGGTTTGACCGTCTTCATCAATTTGGTCGGTTGGGATCACGGCACATACTGCGGCTTTGAAAACGTTTTTTGCTAAGGCGTTAATTTGAAACACGGTCTTACTCCTGAATTAAAAGGGAGGCATCCTTGCCTTACTTTCATCCCTGGCGCTGCTTGGGGTTTATTCGGTTACCGGAAAATCATTTCAAAATCGTTGTCCCGCGCCGTCGGTACCACATCGAGCACACAGCGCAGATGGCTGATGCCGTCGATAATGGTTGGCGCGATGCTGTTCAGCTGCAGGTTCGGCACCAGCAGCTCGAAGATGCGGCCGATGTCTGTCACGTCTTCACCTAACTGGTAAGCCATGGCGCCAAAGGTGCTCAGCTTGTTCCACCAGTTGAAGTCGTTCAGTAACGGCTCTTCAAACACGATTTCAACCTGCGGCCGCCGGCTGGTGATTTGCACGCTTTCGTCGTTGGTCACTGACCGGTAGGTCACTGTGTTACCAAGGCGGAACGTCAGCTGGGCCATGTTCACTTCCTGCCCAAACAGCTGCATTTTGGTGATGCTGACGGGGTCAGTGACCAGCGGGTTTTTGAACTGGGTAAAGTCACAGTTTTGGAAGTCAGCAACCTGTGCCGGGTTGACATACAACCCCATCAAGTTGTTGAACGTGAATTTTGGTAGTGCGTCGGTACCCAGGCTTACTTCCAGGTTGCAGCGCGCACCCACACATGGATGCTTCACTTTGCCGCGAAACACATGCAGCGTGACGCTGTCATGATTCGATGACACCGGCTTATAAGTGACTTTCGTGGTCGGGGTCACTGTTGGTTTTAAGCCTGCCGCTTGCAGCAGTGGGGCAATAGCCGGCGCTGTGCCTGCAGCAGACACGCCTGCCACATAACCGGTTAACGTGCCGGAGATTTTCTTGTTGCGCTGGATGGAGCCTTTACTGCCGCCACGACCAGCATCGAATTCCATCGCTTCCTGATCACCGTCAAGCAGTGTCATATCGGCTTTCACCCGCATGGCATTTGCGGCAGCGGTTGGTGCCTTGTCAGTGCCATAGACAGTTTCTACAGCGGCCAGTACACAGGTATCCTGCTCTAAAATGCGCTCACCCATTATTGTTTCACCTCATTTCTGCGGGCGGCGCGTTGCGCTGCCAGGTAACCGTTTTTACTGTTGTCTGTGCTGACAACAGCTTCCGCTTCAGGCTGGGCAGTAGGCTTGGCCTGTTCAGGCATTGCAGCCGTTTTGCCTGGCGCCTGAGTTGTTTTATCCGTCATGGCTAAACTCCGTTGGTAAAATAGTTGGTCTGATACATGTCCACCCAAAGCAGGACGTTCTGGTCGTAGTCGAGTACTTCGCCGCCTAACCACACGCAGCTTTGAAACTCGCGGTTTTCTGGCCGCCACCCAATCAGGGCATCGCGGGTTTGGCCAATGAGCGCCCGCGCTTCCCGCATCAAGTCCGCAGGCCTGGCGCAGCGGGTAGCAACAACAACCCCAAAGCGCGCAAAGGTCTGGTTGGTATGGCGCGACACATCGGCACTGTTTTTTTCATTGTCCAGCACCACAAAGGCCCGGCTGTCAGTGATAAGCCGCAGCTCTTTAATCGCATCAAACTCGATAGCGTCACTGACTCCACGCAGTGTCGGCACAGCACTTTTAAGCCGGCTGATCACCAGGTCCGTGTTTAATGGCAGATTCCCGGTCATCAGTAATCCTTCAGCGCATTGCGAAAAGTTGATTGGCCGGCGCTCCACTCGGGGGCGTTGCTGCTGGTTGATACCGGATCAGTTGCTCCCAGGGAGAACTTGCCGTCCGCGGTTAACCGCAGCAGTTTTAAAGCGTCGTTGTAATCACGGGTGATTGGGTCTTTGTCATCCGCGTTCAGCCGATTGATATGCAGCTTGTAACGCACGATGGCCCGGCACCACACCACCAGGATGTCTGGTATCTGCTGCAGCGGCAGATCGCCACGCGTAGCCAGGAACCCGTCAATCAAGCCGGCAGCGTCGGTAATGGCTGCATTAATTCGGCTTACTGCCTGCTCACAGGCATCTAATTCTTCCGGCTGCCATGCCGCACGACTGGCGCCTGTCAGCCTGGCGTGCATCAATGCAGCATCAACAATTGGCAAATGCTCAGGCGTGGCAACTTCGGCCAGCTCTTTGGCGCCTGGATTTACTGCCATTTGGTCCAAAGTGATGTACATACACGCTCCTGGTAAAATTTGGTCCGGTTAGAAAGGTTGACGCCCGCTATCAACCGGCAACTTCACAGGCAAGGGAATCCCTCCCGGCCAATGACTCAGCTTTGAGCTGCGTCCCCTTTGGCTTTTTTCTTATTGTCCTTTTGTTCTGCGGCCAGTCGGGCTGCTTCAGCCTGGCGTTGCTCTTCAGCCAGACGGGCTTCTTCGGCTTTGCGTTGCTCTTCAGCCAGACGGGCTTCTTCAGCTTTGCGCTGCTCTTCGGCCAGACGGGCTTCTTCGGCTTTGCGCTGCTCTTCGGCCAGACGGGCTTCTTCGGCAAGCTCTTCCTGCTGCAGGATTTCCGCTAACTGTTCGCAGGTGATGAGGTCACCACATTCAAGTAACGGTGCAGCCTCATCGGGGGCCAACAACATAAACTGACGTTCGGTAAAGCTCTTGCCGAGGCGCTCAACGGAACGACCATCTGCGACGATAAAAACGCGCTTACCTGCCGCGACTGAATCAACAACCAAGCCCTGCAGCTCATTGGCTGTAACCGGCGTTAAGTCCCCGGTTAGTTCGTCCATGGTGAACAATTGGTCGTCATCATCCAGTTCAATGCCATCGACTAATGGCACCAAGCTGCCGGAAATAACCAAGGGTTCGGCTTCTTCCGCCGTCAGGGTGATTAAGCCCTTGTGCTTGATTTCGCCGTTCAACTTGAACGGACTGGCAATTAAAAATTCTGGCACTTCGTCCTCCAGTCACCCGGCCGCAGCCGGGTGTCATGTTGAGCCGTGGGTTAAGCGACGTTCTGCAGCAGGTAGCCGGCAGTGATGCCGCTCAGGACTGCCGAACGGTCGTGGTTGACTGGATAAATCCAGGACTTCGCCGACTTGTCGTAATAAGGTTCTTCAACCAGCGGATTGCCATCGAGGGTATAGGTGTAACCAAATGACGGCTCTTCGATATTGACGTCACCCGTTTGCGGCGCTGCGTAGGCCAACACGACATCGGTGCCCCAGACATCGCTGAAGCTGCCGGCGTTATCAGCCACAACTGCGCCACCGACTTCGACTTTTTCGACATCCCACAGCGAGGCCAGCATTTCAGCGGTCACAGAGTCGCGGCCGGTGTATTTGAAGCGCTCGATGATGTTGGCGTTGTTCTTGGCCGCCGCAAATGCTTTGGCTGACAGGATCACCACATTGGGATACATACCGATCGCAGCGCGGATGGCTTCTTTACCGGTCTCAATGTCTTTGCTTGGATTGTTCGCGTCATTGGTCCATTTGGCTGCTGCCAGGTCGACCTTTTGACCAGCCGGATAGTTGACAGGGTTTCGAGCCAGCTGGGCCTGCTCGTATTCAACGGCCAGTGACATCGAACTCATGACGTTGTTGACGGCACGTTGACCAAGCTTCACCCCCGGTACTGCGGCTTCATCCGCATGTTCACGCGGTACGACACCTTCCAGGCTATGACTGGCCAGGGCAAACGGCTTACCTAAGTAACCGAACTGAATGCGCTTGGTATTGGTGCCTGGCGAACGTTGAGTGTTGTAAAGCACGAATGCTTCTTTACCAAACTCAATAACCTGACCGCCACGTTGGCTGACCGGTGCGCGTGGGAACAGCGCGTAGCCTACATGGCGTTGTTGGCGATAGCCCTGAGCATGGGTGGTTAAGACCGGGTCAACGACGCGGGCCGCGGCATTATTCATCTGTGGCATGGTGGATCCTTAGTTTGGAATTAACAGAACTTCGATACGGCTGCCGGCACCCGCTGCTGCTTGCAGCGCTCGGGCGACAACTTTACCGGCTGACTTGGTAACGGCCTGACCGGCTGCACCCACTTCAATTTCGGCGCCGTCGGCAATCGCGGCGGCGGCTTGCACGATGGCAGTGCCTAACACGTCGACTGGAAATGTTTCGCCAACCGCTGCATTGGAGCGTGCCACACCGGCAGTATTGCCTGCTGCAGTGGCCACAGCGCCCGTGGGTGACACGAAGCGTTCAGCAGTGATGACTGCGAGAGCTTTGCGCGGCAGTGTCAAAATCGGAAAACTTTGCATGACTATTCCTTATTAGCTGACCGCTGCAATGGCGGTGCTGTAATCGCATTTATGCTGGGCCTGATAGGCCAGCGCTTTGTTGTGTAACTCCAGACGTTCCGGATTTACCTGGTAACCTGCAGGGGCTGCAAAAGACGCCGATTCGGTATTGTCCGCAGCACCTGATTCGCCATAAGGCACCCGAGCGGGTAGGCTTTGCATAAAGCCTTGAAACCACGCTTTGGAATTTGGGGTGGTCATTTCGCCATCTTCAGCAGCAAAGCTGACGACACTGTCGGCCGGGATATGCGCCATAAAGGCCACTAAGGCGTCCTTTTCCCGTGGCAGTAACTTGCCTGTTGTGATCAGCTGCTCTGCAAAGCTGGCAAATTCAGCCGTGCGGGATGCTGCCTGCGTTTGTTGCTCAAGCACTGCGGCCTGCTGTTCGCGAGCCAGCAATGCGGCTTCACGTGCTGCCAAATCATTTTCACGGGCGGCAAAATCGGCGGCAGCTGTGTTGTCAGCAACTGGCTTATTGTCGGTTTCAGTTGGTGCAGCAAAGCCCGGCATGACCGTAGAGTCAGACATGGCTTGGGTGTTTGCCGTCTCGACATCACGCACCACGTAATCAGGGATCACCTGGTCGGCTTCTTCCAGGCCGAACTTGCCAATCATCCAATCCCGCATCGAGCGCGCCAGACGGCTCAGTGACCACAGCGCGTTATCAGCATGAGAAGCGGCAAAGTCGAAGGTGACGACGTCTTTATCATCCGCCGCAAAGCTGGCTGGTTTTAAACCCGGCAGTGCTGGTGCAGCAGCGCCCAAAAAACCCACATGACGCAGATACCAGCCTTCCGGCTTCGGGTTTGCTGAATGTCCTGGAGGAAACCAGGAAGCGCTCATTTTTGGGAAGCGGCCTTCGTTCACCAGTGCGGCAAACTGCGCTTCCACATCTTTAGGTTCAGCAGTGATAAGGCCATCTTTGATTTCAAGTTTGTTTACCCAGCCATACGCCGGGTCGTTTAACGTCGGATGTCCGACAACCAAGGGGGCTGCAAACAAGGTCGGGTCATAGGCAGCAACCGCCGCTTGCATGTCGGCCTCGGTAAAATTCCAGGTGCGACCGCTGACGTCGGTTTGTTGGCCGGTGCGGAAAATTTCCAGCGGCTTCGGGGCTGGTTTGGTTGCTGGTGCTGGCATGGTGTCCTCAGTCACAGATTTTGATTTGGGATCAGAAAGTGACTTCAGATTGCCGATATCTCAGGGAAAGGTCTTTTGAACTCGGTCAAAATGTTCGGCAAGGGGAAAACAAGGCGTTTATAAACGTTTATGAGTGGGGCAAAGCCCCAAACCCGTCCACTGGTGGCGAGTAAGGGGCTTAAAACGCGTTACAGCGCGTTTGGTACGGAGGCGAGATTATTGAGGTATCGAATGGTCAGGCGGGCAATAAACTGTCTGTCTTCATCGCTGAGCCCTAAAAATGGACGGGCTGGCATATCAAACTCATAGTCGCTGACCGACACGGTCTGCACAAAGTTGGACTTCTTCTTTTTAACAAACCGGTTGCCCACAGTACCGTCTTTGTTTTGCCGGAAGTACAGGTTCCGCTCACCGCCTGAACGTTTGATGATCCCACCGAACTGGTGGATGCCGGCATACTGGACATTGGTACCAAATGCCAGACCATTATCGTCAAACTGGCCCCGCAAGGTGCCCTGCAGGTAACCGCGCAAGGTCAGTATCTTGTCCTTGTTTTTGTGCTTACGCTTTAGATAGCGGGCCGACAATGGCTGCCAGGCTGCACCATCAGGACCGGTTTGTGTTTTAAAGCGCGCCCTGGTTGAGCGCATCATGTACTCATTGATCCGGGCAAACAGTGGCGCCGGGTGTTGTACCAGGTCTTGTAGCTGCGCCATTTTTGCTGCCACGTCCGAAGTGATGTCTACCTTTACGCCTGCCATTGAAGCTCCTATAATCAGATTTCGCTATGGTGGATAGGCTCCCGGCAACAGAGCCGCCAAACACCATGGTTCCCCTGGTGCCGGCTGGGGGTCATTCTTCCCGTCGATAAATCCTGATGCCTACCCGTAAATCCTCGATGTCCTGATCGCTTTTATACGTTGTAATTCCAGACCAACCATCCGGACTCCATTCAAAGACTGCCAGCGCCGGAATGTCTTCACCAGGCACGGTAAACCGAGCCAGATAACGCCGGCGGATGACTGGCTTTTTCTGGGCTTCGTGGTATTCCATCCGCACCCAGATTTCGTCAGGCTCCATCAAGCCCTTGGCCAGCAGCGCCATATAGGGGCCACGACCATTTTTATCCGCTTTCAGTTTTCCGGTTTTACGGGTCACAAAGAGATCAGCGCCAACTACCAGCGCATCACCCATCACATCGCGCCAGACCACCGGCTCTGTCAGGGTGGCGCCGAACGGCTCCAAAAATGCCTTGGCGTACTGCTCGTCCGGCAAGCCAGGCTTTAGGATTTGACTGGCTGATACCTTGCGAGGCGCAGGCAACGGCGAGGCAGCCCGCCGATTTGGTAAACCGTAACCACCGGCACTACCACTAATGGGCGGCTCTGGCCGTTCCGGCGGTACCATACTTTCCAGCCGGCTGCGGCCGGGCGCATGTTCAAAGCCTGGGTCTATCCCCTCCGGTACCATTACCGTGCGCGGGCCGTCCGGGTGGCGCAGACCCACCCGTTGTGGCTGCAGGTTTATTGGTGGTGCAGTGTCTGGCTGTTTACCCTCTGCCTGCAGGTCATCTTCAGTGACACCTTCGACATAGCACTGGCAGCCCCAGCCATTGGGTGGATAGTGTGTTTTCCACCACGGATCTGATGCTGGCAGCGTCAGGCCATCCCAAAACAGATGTTCATGGCGAGGGTTTTCCACTGCATCACTATGGCGATACCGCCAGTACGGAATGTCTTTTGTGTACTGACTCAACTGTGCCTGGCGGCCGGCGTTGTAGCTGCTGAACAGGTTAGTTTCGTAAATGACGCGGCTGCGCCATTCGCGGCCGCCTTTATAGTCCCAGCCGTGGCTGGCAACTATGTTGTCAAAGTCATCGCGAAACTGCTCCAGGGTACCGCCTTGGGCGATCACCTTTTCAATGGCGCTGCGAAAGTCGCCAAGCAACGCATCGCGGTTGGCACCGGCCACCATAAACGCCCAGTCGTGCTCTTTGCTGTATATGTCTGCCCAATGATTGGTCGGCATATTCAGCTTGCGGCGGAAAAAAGCTATCTGCTGCTCAAACGGGACAGAGCCATAACTGACGTTGCTATTACTGCTGGCCATGTTGTTCCTGCACCTCGATACGACCTGCTAAATGGGCTGCGCTGTTGGCTTGTGCCATCGCTGCAGCGAAACCTTCCAGCGACAAGTCCGGATACAGTTCCAGCAACTGGTCCTGCAGCTGCTCTAACGACCCGGCTTTGTCGACCAGCGCTTTCACCTGGTTAATCCACTCTGCAAGTGCAGGCTCTGCGAGACTGCGTGCTGGCTCCAGCATTTGGCTGGGGGGCTGGAAACCAGTCGTGATGGCAGCGGCAAAGCTCGCCGGCTCTTTTGAGGCCGGGCCCGCAGGTGCCTGACCAAGTTGTGCCGGTACTGGCTCGGGCTGCTTTTCTTCAAAGCCATCGCCATAGGTCTGCTGGATGTACTGCAGGGTCGGTTTATAGCCAAGGGTAAGGATCTTGGTATCGCGCTCAGCACGACTACCCAAATCTTCCGGCGGCTCGATGTTACGAAAAACCCGTGGCAATTTGGCGCCAGGGAAATTCCATTCCACCAGCCACTTTACGATGCTGCGGTTGAATGACTCACAGACCAGGTCGCTATCCGCTTTGATGATGTCAAGCCTGACATCGCCCTGCAGGTCGTCATTACCAAGCCGGCCCGGTGTGCCCTGGGTGCTGGCTGTCTGGCCCAAGACAACCTTGGCTATCGCCGCATCCATCCGGTCGTATAACGATACATAGTCGGCGGTACCGGAACGGGCCGCTTCAATCAGTTCGATTTCCATACCGTCAGGGATTGCTATACCTGAATCCGTTGAAATGGCCGCCAGAGCCTGCAGCAGTTTGCTTTTCTCATCTGGGCCGGCGTTCGGGCCGTATTTACCCTTGGCCGTTGGCTGACCAAACTTCTCCAGGAACAGCAGCCAGTACTTCAAGCCGTTGCGTTTAAAGAATGCCGGCCAGTAAAGCCAGTGGCCAAGGCCGGTCCCGTATGGGTCATCGTCATGATCTGAGCCGGTATTAAAGGCCCAGAATTTACGGTCTGGCAGTAGCTCGCCCAGCGGTTGCTGGTGGGTTTTCATGCGTAGCCGGCCATGGCCGTCGAAGCCAAAGCGGCGGCGGTTACGCACCTTAATGTCAGCCAGTACCACATTGGCCCCGTCGCGCTCATAAATAGCCTCGCTGACTGCAAAGCCGTAATACACGCCAAACAGCATGCCATTGGTGACCCGGTCCCAGCCCACGTTGTTTAATTGTTCGCGGATAAAGTCGGCGGCCTTTTTGTCCTGGCGGCTGGTACCACCGGCATCCACTTGCCAGTTTTTACCAATGACTGCGAGCTGGCGCTGGCCGAAACAGGTTTTCACCTGGTCGTCGCGCAGCACCTCCGAATAAATCCGGTAGTCACCGCCACCGCGTAACTGCAGTACCGGGTCGCGAACCGGCTGCACAGCCAGCGGGTCGACGTAGCCAATGGTGATGTCGCGGCCATCGGCGGTGGTGGCGATTTCCTGCATGATGGGAGCGTTATTTGACATTAAAAACCTCGGAAGTCATTGCGGCCGGCGACGGTACCAAAGCCGGTTTCGGTGATAATGGCGCTGGTGTTCTCGCCCAGGGCGCTCAGAGTTGGCCGGCGGCCGGTTGATTGAAAGTCCAGATAAACGCCTGGTGTTGATGCTGCATGGACTGCAAGACCAAGTGCCCAGAAGTGGTCAGCGTGGCCGTCGACTGTGCGCTCAGCGGCAAAGCGAATGTTGCCTGCTGCAGTGACTTGTTTTGTCACCTGGCGCAGGTCAGCCCGGATTTTGGGGTCGTGTGGAATGCGCAGCAGGCGGTCTTCCATTTTGCCGCGAATTGGATAAGCCAATGCTTCCTTCACTTTGGGCGTAAAGGTGACAGCCTCAACCCGATGTTTGCCAAAAAAGTCCTGCGCATCATCCGCCCAGCCAATCCCCAAGCCGGTTGCGTCGATGCAAATCCGCTCGCAGCGCTGCAGCCATGGCCACATGATCGCTTCCTGTTCGGACTTGCGCATGTTTTGCAGCCGCTCAATGTGGCGGGTGTACAACACATCACCCAGCAGCTCTACTATCCACAACACGGTTAAGTCACTTTTGCGGCCGATGTCGATACCGGCAAAGAGCCGGCCACCTTCGATGGCTTGCCAGTTCGCGGTGGACGGATATTCGGCTGACGCAATGAGGTCGTATTCCAGAAACGCCACGTCATCGTCAGCAGGGTTGCACATAAACTCCTGCTGAAAGCTTTCCTCGTCAGCACAGCCAGCGCGGACGTAGTCAAAATATCTGGCTTCGTCCATGTCCTGGCGCTCGTCGTCAGCGGGTAACATCTGCTGCAGCTTAAACAAAAAGCCTTGGTCCAGAGCGTCCTGCAGGGTGACACGATGCAGGCTGATCCCTTTTGGGTTGCCGTGTTCGCGCACTTCACGAATGAGCTGATTAAAGAAATTGTGGCTACCGCGATGGGTAGAAATTAATTCAAGGCTGCCGCCCCAGGTAATGCCCGGATAAGCAATGGCCCATAACTGCCGGTTGTCTTTGTTCAGGGCAAATTCGTCCAGGATACGGCCACCGCGCTTACCCGCTTGTGCGTCCGGGTTAGAACTCATGCTGTGGATCCGGCGGCCACTGGCGAACTCCAACACATAAGCTGAGATTTTATTTTTGGCGTCAATGACGATTTCGCCCAAATCCCTAGCGGCCATATTCATGATGCCAGCCCACATCTTACAGTCTTCGATAAATAACTTGGCCTGCAAATCATCACGGCTGCTGACCCACTGGTCATGGCGGGCACCCTGGGCCGCAGTGCGTTCGTCTGCAGCATAGGCAGTTGACCAGGACAAACCGATTTGACGGGCTTTTTCCATACCTTTGAGGCGGCTGTTATCCATGATCCATTTGGACTGGTACGGTAGAAAAATCCCTTCAGGGTCTAATGGGATGCACTTGGCGTTGCCTTTGAATTTGCTCATGAGCGGATCCCCAGTGCTTCCCGGATAGCATTGCGGGTTTCTTCGGTAACGCCGCCTTTGGTTTCCATGGCTGCCAGTCGGGCCTTCTGCTCTTCCAGTAACTGCCTGCGGCCTTTTTCCTCTGCCTCTTCCTGGTACCGTTTTAGGGTGACGGATGACCGGGTCAGCGTGGCGATGTTTTTGGCGGCTTCAGCCAGCAAGCCAATGCGCTGTGCTGGCGTCATTTCTTCGTCGCTGGCTTCCTGCAGGTTCATGATGCTTTCAAACAGCTCAGACTGGATCATGGCGGTCAGAGCTTCTGACCGGGCATCTTCCTTGTCTTCGGTCTGTGCACGGATGATTTTGGCGGCTTCAGTACTGGCCCGGATAGCACTTAACCGGCGCTCCAGTTTTTGACCATAACGACCAACAGCGCTGCGGCTTGGCAGTTCTCCGGCCGCAGCTTCTTCCGGAAAGGCCCGCTGCAGGTCGGCGATCAGTTCATCCAGGGTCAGCCGGTTGTCAGCCAGCTTGCCCTGGATATAGGCGCGGATCACATCAGGCAATTTATCCAATGATGATTTGCGGGCCATGGCATCACCAATACTTAACTGGGCGGGCGATGCCAGGCGCACAGTCCACTGTGTACTCGGCAATGTCAGTGCCGTACCGGGTTAACTCTACCAGCCACTTGCCCGCGGGCTCTTTTTTGATAGCCAGCAGCTTGCGGTCGTCCAGATAATCCATTTCCTTACGCAGTTCCAGCGGGGTGGCGTCTGGGTATTCGGACTGGATCACCGAAAGTACCGGCCCTTCATAAATCGGATAGGGCCGAGCGTTGTTCAGAGTTAACAGGATCAGCCAGCGCATGTTTTCACGCCGCACCTTGGCCAAGTCGATTTGAGACATATCTACCTCCGATGTCTATTTCTGCGCCAGACTGCGCAACTGCAGGTTTTCAATCTTCAAAGCCAGACCGTCGAGCTTTGCCTCGACAACAGACTGCCCACGCACATGGTCTTCACGGCGCACATAGTTCAGTGGCAGCTCAGACTTAAGATCCAGTAGTTCACGCTCAACGCGTTGCCACTGAGCCATCTCTTCTTTATTGGCGGTTTCTATTGCGTGGAGGCGCTGCCCAATAGTTGATAAGGTTGTGTCAAGGTGCTTCTGCAGCAGCCCCATCACATAGCGAAAAGTCGCCGCGCAAGCCCCCAGAAACGCCACTAACAGCAGCACCAGCTGCCAAAAATCTACTTGTACCGTCATCCATTAGTTCCCTGTGTTGGTTGTTGTTTTTCCAGATAATCCAGCAGCTGATTCAGCTGGCTTTCGAGGTCATTACAGCGGGCACCGTACTGGGTGACGTGCTGCAGGATGTCGGATTGTTGGATGTTGCTTGGGTGCAGGCTGGTGTCAGCAGCGGTGGCGGTTTCGGCCGCTCCCGCAACTCCACCGGGATATGTAGCGGCGGGCACGTTGGCGGCACTGGGGGCAATGGACTGGTTGTACACGCGGACAAAACCATTGGTATAGACACAATGAGGCAACGGCTCAGGCTGTGCTTTGCCAGGCGGGATCCAAGTACTGGTGACATTTTTAATTTCTCCCTGCAGCAGTTTTAGCTGCTGATCGGTTGCTGCTTTTTTCTGGCGTAAAGTGGCCACCGCATCGTCAGCATCCTTAAGCTGCTTTTGCACAGTTGCCAGGGCTTTTTGGGTGCTGAGTAAAAGGGCTGCGTTGGTGTCGGCGGCGCATTGGTTTTTCGCAATAGTGACGCCGTCTGATTTGGCGCTATCCAGTTGCTGGTTGTATTCACGCAGACAGATAAGCGCTATGGCCAACAACACCAGGCCAGCAGCGGTGCCCAGCACCCACTTTGGTTGATTAGAAGGCATAGCAAACCCCCAGGCCCCAGCCGTTACTGGCATAAAGCGATTGCCAACGCTTGATGATGACGGTCGGGTAATGCCGGTTTTCTTTGAATGCGGCTTTGGAACGCCCGGCGTTAAATTGCTCTACCTGCTCAAACCAGATGGATGGATCAGCGCCTGCTGCAGCGGCCACCTGTTGGTCCCGTTTGACCCATGCCAAACCGCCGTTGTAAGCCGACAGCGTAAAGGCCCAGCGCTCGCAGGGACTTGACGCATCAACTCGCTTAAACAACCAGGCGTCGTACAACACCATGGCCCGGAGCGCCCAGGCAGGATTGAATGGCTGCGCCGGTACCAGTTCACGATTGACCTCTGTCATCCAAATGGCGGTGCGCGGCATGAACTGCGCTAAACCTTCTGCACCGGCTGGTGACCGGGCATCAAAGCGCCAGCGGGATTCCTGATGCACTTGCGCGGCAAACAGTGCAACCGGGGCGTCTAAACCCCAGCTGTAGTTGGCCGTGCGGACCAACAAACGCTGGTGCACTTTGGCCTCACGCGGAATTTCAGAGGCGAACGCCGACGACCAGCAGCAGGCCAGTGCCACCAGCAGCCCCAGAACCGGCATAGCAAAACTACGTGTTTTGAATTTGCCCATGACTACAGCCCCAGTGTCAGGCCCAGCACGCAGGCAATAACAACCAAGGCACGCCTTAGCATGGCCATGCCGCGTGGGATTAGGTCTTCACCGGATTCATCATAGGAATGTGGGCGGTCATAAGGGAATAAAGCGCGGTCAATCCAATAGCCAAGCACGGCACCAGTGGTGACCATAGACAGTTTATACAGAATTACAGGTAGCTCAGTTGGGCTGGTAAAGCTGACAGAAACCAGCAGCAAGATGCTGATCAGCATCCAGGTAAAACAGCGGGGTAACAGTTGCATTTTGCATCCTCAGAGGTGACAGAAAGATCACCTCTGAGTGTGCATTAAAGGACACAAGCAGTAATTTGAACGGGGGCAAAATATTGATGCTTAAGATATAGCTAGTACTGTTAACTGAAATCTACTCAATTTCGTTATTCGCTGAATTCTTAAAACTATTTTTCGCAATCGTTCTGATGTTCAGATTAATCGCGGCGATCACCTGACACAAAGCCATAAAGACGATGCCAGAAAAGATAATTCCAATTCCCCAGTTAATCATCGCTTGGTTTGGCTCAGAACCATAATCTCCGCGATCGGCAGAACCCGATACAATAAAATTAAATCCGCCAAGGATACTCAACACCAGATAAATCCATGCGACCATTTTTAAGAACTCACTTGAACCTTCGCCTGGTAAGGCCATTTGTTTTCTTTCGATTGTTTCTGACATTTTTGATTCCCTATCGGTTTAATTTTCTATTCAGCTTCACCCATTCACGGTCATGCTTTTTTGAAAGTTTTTCGTATTGCTCACTTTCTTTGAAACGGTTCTCTCTATCACAGGCCAGTCGCATTTTGTCGTAGATGGCACACATATCAGCATGGGTTAGCATTTCCAGTACCAAGGGCTCAAGCGGTGAGTCCTTTTCTCTGGTTATTGGTGGGTTTTCTAGCAGATCATTAAACTCAGCCATTGCTTCATTAAAACGGCCAGCTTGTTGCAAAAACAGTGGTAACCGCAACCAGCTATCAATTGGGCAACTGATTGGATTTTGGTTCGCTAAAAGTTTTGCTTGATATAAAAGACTAATGGCGTTTTCTATATCACCTGCGTTTTTATAAGCTGTTGCGTTTTTGTGGAGTGTCGAAATATCCATAAACCCCTCTTTTACTGGCAGTCCATTTGTATGGTTATGGTCTTCTGAATGCAATCTGTTATTGATGGCGACTTTACGAACTAGCAATACCAAATTGGTACAGATTACCCCGTATTTTTAAGCGCATCTAAGGCTTCGCGCAACTCCTTATAATTATCCTCTAGTTCTTGGATGCGTTTCTTGTCTTCAAGAGCTGAGAGTATTTCACGCTGTTTATCATCAGGGAGAGCATCGAACAAACCGAGAACGGCTTTTTGCCTAGGCGTGAGTTCAGGTAGTGATGACTCCCGCACTTCGTTAACAAAACCATTTTTATTCATCACGCCCTCGCCAGTTAGCAGCCAATCCAATGAGATTAGGTGCTCTTCGGCAAGCTCTACACATAATGAGTAAGGCACGGAGTTTCTGGACTTCCAGTTACTCAATGTTTGGCGATTCACTCCGGTTTGCCTACACAGCTCAGAGTCATTATCTACACCCAATGCAAGCCTGATCCTTGCCAAAACGGCATCGGCACTTTTTTTATTCATTTTGAAACATCCATTATTGCATTATTCATTTTGTGTAGTACACTTACACGTATTGAGTACATTCTAGCTAATTAAGCACAACTGAGCCAGCAGTTAGATCAATAGGACACACGATATATGAACAAGCATCAAGTGCACGCCAAGCTGATAGAAACCGGCAGTAACTTTCGGCAATTCGCTTTAGCAAATGGTTATGAGCCGCGAACTGTCCTGGCGGTAGTTGACCGTTGGGCAGGTAAAAATGAATTACCTCGCGGCCGACTTAGTTTTCGAATTTTGCGGGATTTAAGCAAAGCGATAGGCAAAGAAGTGACCCCCGGAATTACGCAGGATGCAGCATGAGTGATCAAACCAGAATTATCAGCAGCGCCCTGACCGTGCTGGATGTGATGAAGGCACTGAAAGGGCACAGCCTGGCGGGCCTGAGCAATGGTGAGCTGGCTAAAGCTTTAAATGAAAAGCCGCCGACTATTAACCGTTGCCTCAACACCCTGATTGAAGCCGGCCTTGCTACCAAGCTGGATACCGGCCGGTTCGCGCTGAGCGTGGGCATGCTGCAAATCGCTCAGGCACATGCCAATGAAATGAACCGTGCCAGTAATCGAATTCATGAACTGACCCAGCGCATTAACGCTGGCAGCCTGTAAGTAAGAGGAAAAAACGATGGTGCAGCAAGTAGGAACAGAAGAACAACAACTGGACATAGAACTGGATGCGAACAAAGCGGTAACCCTGCAAAACACAGCAGCATTACTGGAGCAACAGAACGAAGAGCGGGACACCCTGAACCAGATTATCGGTCAGATCCAAATGACCGACGCAATCGCAAAACTGACGACGGTCGTCGGTTTGTCGAAACTGGCTCATATCAAGGAAACCCGCATGTATAAAGCCTTGGCGGGCAAAAAAGGGGTTGATCGCCACGGCAACGAAATTGCTGACGTCGGCACTTGGGAGGGTTTTTGCCTGGCTGTCGGCACTACTCGGCAAAAAGCTGACGAAGACATTTTGAACCTGCGGCAGTTTGGTGAAGAAGCGCTGGAAAACCTGACACGCATCGGTGCCGGTTATCGTGAACTGCGCCAGTTCCGCAAGCTGCCTGCAGACCAAAAGCAGGCGCTGATTGAAATAGCCAAAGCCGGCGACAAAGAAGGGTTTGTGGAGCTGGCCGAAGAAATCATCAGCAAGCACAGCAAGGAAAAAGAGCAGCTTTCTGCCGACCTCGAAGAAGCCCGCGCCGACTATGACGCCCAGGGCCAACTGCTGAAGAAAACCCGTGACGAACTGGACCAGACCAAGCTGGCGCTGGATAAAGCCAAGTACCGCATCATCGTGCAAAAGCCGGATGACGTAGAGCATCAGTTACGCACTGAGACCGCAGCCATTGCCGCCGAAATCGACGCGCTGTTTAAAAACAAGTTGTCCTCTGCAGCCCAGTCGCTGATGGAGCATGGCAACAAAACTTCGACCGACCAACACAGCTACTTAGGCACCATGATCAGTTATCTGGAACGCCAGTTAGAACAGCTTAAAGAACAGTACAGCCTGCAGGATTCGCTCTACGACGGAGAGCCGTCCTGGATGCGGCCAGAAGCACTGGCAGAAGCTGAATCGCTGGTAGCCCAGTTTAACCAGGAGCAATAAGTATGACCCCGGTCGTTGTGGAGCGCATTGCTGCGCTGGCCAGAGCTATCCGCTCTGCTGGTCACGGAGAGAAGCAGCAACTGGTGAACGCCGCCGCAGAGGAACTGCAGCTGTCTGTTCAAACCATTTATCGCCATCTGAACAAGCTGACGGTGAAGTCGACCCCACGTAAACGCCGGAATGATGCGGGCCAGCATGAACTGGCCCGTGACGAAGCGCTGATGATTGCCGGTGTAATGACCGACAGCATCAGAGGCCACGGCAAACGTCTGTACAGCCTGAATGATGCGGTAGACCACCTGCGGGCGAACGGCCTGATTAAGGCTGAGCGGATTGATACCGAAACCGGCGAAGTACTGCCTTTGAGTTACAGCGCAATTGCCCGTGCGATGCGCGCCATGGGTGTACATCCTGACCAACTGGCGCAGCCGGCACCACATATTGAGATGGCGAGTTTACACCCGAACCATGTGTGGCAAATCGACGCTAGTTTATGCGTGCTTTATTACCTCAAGCCAGGTAAAGGCCCGAACGGCCTGCACGTGATGGACAAGGACAAATTCTACAAAAACAAACCGGCCAATCTGGACCGGGTGATGGCTGACCGGGTTTGGTCTTATGAAATCACCGACCACGCCAGCGGCTGGATATATGTGGAATACGTGATGGGCGCTGAGAGCGGCGAAAACCTTTGCAGTGTGCTGATTAACGCCATGCAGGAACGCGGCGGCGCAGACATGCTGCACGGGGTACCGAAGATTTTGTACATGGACCCAGGCAGTGCCAACACCAGTTACATGACCAAAAACCTGTGCCGCGCTTTGGGCATTCAGGCCATCGCCCACGAAGCCGGCAATGCACAGGCAACAGGCCAGGTGGAGAACGCCCGGAACATCATTGAACGCAAGTTTGAAAGCGGTCTGCGCTTTCGGCCTGTGGCTGATTTAGCTGCGCTGAATGCCTTAGCTGCACAGTGGCGTGCCGTGTTTAACGCAACAGCAGTGCACAGACGCCACGGTGCACCGCGTTCAGCGGTATGGATGCGGATCAGCGAAGCTCAGTTGATTAAAGCGCCGTCTTTGGAAGTGTGCCGGGAACTGGCAATTGCAGCCCCGGTAGAACGCAAAGTGACGCCGAAGTTACGGGTCAGTTTTGGTGGCGCTGAGTATGACGTGAGAGACGTTCCAGGCGTGCTGGTTGGCCAGAAAGTACTGGTCACCCGAAACCCTTGGCGCTCAGATGCGGCACAGCTGGTCAGCCATGACCTTGACGGCAAAGAAGTGTTCCATGTCATTCCCGAAGTCATCAAAGGCGAGTTCGGATTCTCTGTGAATGCACAGGTTTTTGGCGAAGGGTTCAGCCAGCGCGCAGCAACACCAACGCAGCAAGCGAAAACAGAAATCGAGCAGCTGATGACTGGCACCAGTTCAGTGACAGAGGCAGAGGCGGCCCGCAAAGCAAAACAGCTGCCGCTGGGTGGGCGCTTCAACCCATACAAGCCGCTGGAAGATGCCGAACTGCCGGTATTTATGCCGCGCCGCGGTACTGCACACAACCTGCAGGCACCGCAGGTTGAACATCTGCAGCTCAGCACTGTTGAGCTGGCAATGCGCCTGCACAAAGTCATGGGGTCCAGCTGGACACCTGAGCATTTTGCCTGGCTGCAACAACGTTATCCGGAGGGAGCCACCGAAGATCAGCTGGATGCTATCGCCCAACAACTGACTAAACCTGTGGCCAAGCTGCGGGTGGTGGGGAATGAATAATGCTGAAGCTGAAACAAATTTTGCTGGCCAACAAAGCCAGCCAGGCCGAACTGGCCAGACACCTGGATTTAAGCCCGGCCGCCGTGGCGCAACTGATTAACCATCATCAGTACCCACGCAGCATGGACCAGGAAGAAATTAAGAAAAGTATCACAACGTGGCTGGTCAGCCTGGGAATCGCCCGGAACGACATTGACCAGGCATTTGAAGAAGAGACCGGAGCTGCTGCGAACAGCCCCGGCCAGTCAACGCAAACGTCCTTGGAGGACCAACTAATGTTACTACGCAAACACCAGTTAACGCCAGCCGCTAAACGTACCTTCAATTTACCGCGCAACCCATTTGATGAAGTGCGCAGTAGTGACGAAGTGTTTTTAACCCCTGAGATCCGCTATGTGCGTGAAGCCATGCGCATGACAGCCCGCCACGGTGGTTTTATGGCCGTGGTTGGTGAATCTGGCTCTGGTAAAAGCACGCTGCGCCGCGACCTGATTGAGTGGATTAAAAGCGAGAGCCAGCCGGTTCTGGTTATTGAACCTTATGTACTGGGGATGGAAGACAACGACACCCAGGGCAAAACGCTGAAAGCCGGCCATATCGCTGAAGCCATCATGGCCACGGTCGCGCCGGGTGTCACACCGAAGCGCAGCCCCGAGGCGCGGTTTCGCCAGGTGCACAACACGCTGAAGGAATCGTTCCGCGCTGGTAACCGGCACATCTTAATTATCGAAGAAGCACACGGCCTGCCAATTCCAACCCTGAAACACCTGAAGCGGTTTTTCGAACTGGAAGATGGTTTCAGCAAACTGCTGGGCATCGTGCTGATTGGCCAGAGCGAGCTGGGCCAAAAGCTGGACGAGCGCAATCCGGCAGTGCGTGAGGTGGTGCAGCGCTGCGAAGTGGTCAACCTGCTGCCGCTGGACAATGAACTGGAAGGCTACCTTAGCCACCGCTTCCGTCTGGTGGGTCGGCCACTGAACGAAGTGATGAACAGCAAAGCGATTGAAGCGCTGCAGCACAAACTGACTGGCCAGAACTTCAGCGTGTTGTATCCGCTGGCCATTCATAACGTGCTGACTGCAGCGATGAACCACGCTGCTGTGATTGGCGCGCCACTGGTAACACCGGAATTAGTTTTGGGGGTGTGATGTGAAAACACATAAACAGATTATTCAAGAGTTAAGCGCTGCCCAGGTGGCGGTGCAAAAGTTGGGTGAATACGGCTTTAAGGTGCTGAGTGTTGCCATGGGCAACCTGCACCCAATCATCACCATTCAGCCGCCAGTTCAGAAGCTGATTAATAAAAAGCTGCAGGACGCACAACCGATCAGCGTGCGTTGCCGCTCAAGCAATCCGGAACGCATTTACGCAGCCCGCTTTCACGGCTGCATGGTGACCTGGGCCGCTGAGTTCTCAAGCGTTAAGGGGGCAGCATGAGCATGCTTCCAACGACTGAACGCATCCAGGTTGAGATTGCAGTGGCCATGAGTATTCGCGAGCAGTACGGCACCAATCAGCCTGGCAAAACTTATGAAGATGGCATTGCTGAAGCGCTGCTGTGGGTGCTGGGTGGTCAGGAACCACAGAATCACGCTCAGCAATGCAGTGGCTGTGGCAGAACCGGCGGTGGCTATTGCCCAGACTGTGGGCCGGTCATGGGTGACAGTACTTATGCCGGCATGACCACAGCTTTAGCAGGAGGTGCCAACTGATGGACGAGCGCATTTTAGACAAAATCAAAAAGCTGCTGGCGCTGGCCAAATCGACCAGTAGCGAACATGAGGCTGCCAATGCGATGCGCAAGGTTCAGGCTTTGATGAAAGAGCATCAGCTGACTGAAACAGATGTGGCGTTGCATGAGATTGCCGAGCAGCACACTAAGCGGGCGAATACTTCCAGCAAACAGCCACTATGGGCCTCGATGCTGTCCAAGACTATCGCCAGTGCTTTTGGCATTGATTATCTGCTGAGCTGGCAGCCGGCGATTGGCCGCTGCATCACCTTTATTGGCCCCAAAGACCGGGTTGAGATTGGCACCTACTGTTACGACGTGCTTGCACCTCAGCTTGTTAAGGCCCGCCGCGAATTTCTGGCAGGCCTTAACAAAAGACTGAAAACAGCAACCAAAACCAACCGTGCTGACCTTTTCGCTGAAGGCTGGATCATCGCTGTACGCCGCAAGGTTGAAGCATTAGTGCCAACCGAAGACGAGCAGCAACTTATCCAGCTGTTCATGGAGAAGAACTACCCGGATTTGCACACTACCAACTCACGCGCTGCAGCAACACGCGCACGCGATATGGGTAGCAAATTCATGGGGATGGCTAAGGGCCAAAAAGTCCAACTTAATGCCGGTGTAGCGGGTGCTGCACAGGGCAAACTTACTTACAATTGATAGGAGTTCGTCATGGAAAAACCAATCCCTGAAGGTTACTGGAAGGATGCCCGCGGCTCGCTGGTACCAGTTGACCTGATTAAACCAATCGACAAACAGCGCGACCAGCTGGTGCGCGAAATTGTTGAAAACGCAAAACAGTTAAACGAGCTGATGACGAAATTTAAAGCCAACACCTTTGGTGACATCGAGGCATTTGTTGACCTGTCATTACAAGAATACAACACCAAGCTGGGTGGCAAAAAAGGCAATGTCAGCCTGGCCACCTTTGATGGCCAATTCAAAGTTGTGCGAGTCAATGCAGACAACATCAACTTTGACGAGCGCATTCAAGCCGCTAAAGAGCTGATAGATGAATGTGTCGCTGAATGGAGCGTTGGTGCACGGCCGGAAATTAAAGCCATCATCGACAATGCATTTGCGGTCGACAAGCAAGGCAAAATTTCTATCGGCCGGGTGTTAAATCTGCGCCGGCTCGACATCAAAGACCCGCGCTGGGTAAAGGCGATGGATGCGATCAGCGATTCACTGCAGGTTATCGGCAGCACCTCTTACATCCGCGTCTATGAGCGTGTCGGTGACACCGACAATTACCTGCACATTCCACTGGATATGGCGGCGGTGCGGTTATGACAGCAGACGACTTTAAAGCGAAAGCAGCCGAGTGCGCTGGTGATTGTGATGTGTACGAACTGTGCCTTACCTACCTGCGCCACCAGGCAAAGTCTGATAAGCAACCTGTCGCGTTAAAGGCGATGGATATTTACGAAGAGGTGATGGCATGAGCGAGAACTACACCACGATCACAATATCCGTTCCTGAAGGCGTTGATTTAAAGCTTGGTCCAAAAATCAATGTCCAGGGGATTGAAGTTGATTGTCATGCGATCGCCTGGGAAGAAAACAGTATCGGCCGCACGTTTGCCTTAGAGCAGCGTTTAGAAGTTGCACTGGAACTGTTGGAAGACGGCAAATATTCCGAAAAGGATATTTATGGCTACCGCGCACGGCTTGAAGAACTGAAAAACAGTGGCGGGTTGATTGGGGTTGAGCAGTCCGACGAAGCAGAAGAACTGGTTGAGTTTGACGACTAAGCGAAACGCCGCAAGGCGTCTGCCGGTGGTGGTTCACCGGCACTGACGAGCAGCCAATAGATAGAACAGGTGGTAATTGATGGACTGGGAATCGCTTTTTATCAACATGAAATACGGCGGTATCTGCGGTTGTCTGGTGGCAGGTTTAATTATTGGCGTTGGTGTCATGTTTTCAGAAGCCGCTATGCAGTGCGGCTTCTATTTGTTGGTTCCCTCGCTTGCGAGTGCTTTTATTGGGGAGATGCTGGCGTGAATCCTACCGGCAAAAAAGTTTCAAATCGCAGTCGTTTGATTCAGTTGATTCATATCGGCAAAGGCCAGCTGTTAATGGCCGACGATAGCTATCGCGCCTTACTGGCCTATCATGGTAGCGGTAAAGAAAGCAGCTCAAAGCTGACAGAAATGGAGCTGCAGGCTGTACTCGATAACATGGCCAGACTCGGTTTTAAAGTAACCCCCAATAAGCCAAAGCATACAGAGAAACGCCTTAGTCCGAAAACACCTGAACAGGGTGCAGACGAACGCAGTGTGATCAGAGCTATCTGGATTTTTATGTTCAATGCCGGTTTTATCAGAGACGGCTCTGAGACAGCGCTAAACCGCTGGGTGCAGCGCCAGACATCGGAACTGAATAATGGTGCCGGTATCAGTTCGGTGGAATGGCTGACGCCAGGCAGCGCGTTAATGGTTCTGGAATCACTAAAGAAGTGGTGCCGCCGATTAATGTTCAGCGCGCTGCAAAAAAACGGGCACTCAGTTTTTCCGCAAATGAGTTACAACCAGCTGCTGGCCAAGTGGAACAAAGTCCACGGAGCTGACGCATGAAGCTTGGCCGCTGCCCGATTTGCCATTCCAATATCCATCTTGATCAGCTGGTTGCTGATGAAACTGGCCGGCAGTTGCTCGGCATTATTTCTAAACTGGGGTACCGCATGGGCCCGGCGCTGGTAGCATATCTGGCACTGTTCCGGCCAGCCAAACAAGACCTCAGCAATGCCAAAGCATTGGCATTGGTAACTGAAACACTGGAGCTGAGTAACAACCATGCAGTGTTATCTGAAGCGCTGCAGGACACGGTCAGTTCAATTCATTCAAGCCGGATCAATGGCCAGGTAAAACAGCTGGCCAATCACAACTATCTGAAAAAAGTACTGGCAGCCAAGCTGGCGACAGCAACTGTGACAACGACCAGTAGTTCCATCGAGCTGAAACATGAGCGCCCTGAATCGAGGGAAGAAGCCATGGCAGCATTTAATGCACGGATGCAATCTTTAGGCGGACGAACGGTGGCACCCGATGACAGAAATTAAGACAGACAAAGTTGGAATGGCGGCATTGCGCCATGAACTTTTAGACGACGTCGTGGAGCAGGCAAAAAACGTTTTGGTTGACCACGGCGTTGATACCGACGTATCAGAACAGGCTGCAACGGCCATCGCTGAGCACCTGGCTGACCATTGGGGCGGCCAGCTGATTAATTTCCCGAAGAACTTCCTGTACAAACTAGCCCAACGCGACCGCGTCATATATGATGAATTCAACGGACGAAACATTGCAGAGCTTGCTCGCAAATTTAATATGTCCGTTCGGGGAATCTACAAGGTGATTAACCGGGCACAGAAGCGTGCAGTGAAAGAAAAACAACCTGATTTATTTGGCGATTAATTTTTGCTTATTTTGAAACTGTTTTTCTTTTTTTGTTTCGTTTAATCCCTTTCTATCCCGTTTGATCCCTTAATTATCTCAGTTTCTCTGGTCTATTTATCTCACTCTCTCTCA